ATACGAACGCATACGAACGCATACGACCGCATTCGGTGCTATACGTTTGATGCCAATTACAATTCCAATCTCAATACAATACCAATAGCAATACCAATGAATCACATATGTGCGTTTTTGGAGGTGATGGACGTGTGGCAATAGATGAAATCTCGGCTAAGGATTGGCTGAAAAGGTATCAAAATCTAATCGTAAATATCAATAACCTGATTGAGCGTGCCGATATGCTACGCATGAAAGCCTCATCACCAAGAAGTTCTAACCTGAGCGGAATGCCAAGAGATAGCCAATGGAACGGCGACAAGCTCAGCAATATGATAGGAACCTATATTGATCTTGAAGCTGAAGCCAATGAGAAAATTATAAAAAGCAAGAAACTATATAAGGAAATAGATGCCTTTATTCGAAGGATAAGGAAGCCCGACAGAAAAGCCGTTTTACAAATGAAATATCTTGACGGTTTTTCTTGGCTTGATATACAAGATGTTTTATTCGGCAATAAACAGGATTATCTGGATAAAGAGGAAAGCTATCAACGCCGCGCATTCAAGCTACATCAGGACGGTGTGCGTGAACTGGCGGCATTGATGGGCGAAAAAGAATTACAAGAAATCGAAGAATTTTACAAGGATGAAATGATCCTTTTTCTGTCATCCGATGTAGATGACAATAAATCATAGGAGGCTAAAATATGACACCCGAAAATAATATAAATCGGTTGAGGCATTGCACACGGGAATTTCTTAATTCCAGAATGACGGAGAAAACGGCAGCGGACCTGAAAGAGATCCACGGGATCACGCTGGGACCTGATGCGACGAATCGGGATGCGCTGGATGCCGTGTTTTTGAAGAAAGCAAGAGAGGGAGATCCTGAAGCAATAGAGTTTTGCAAAATGTATGGTCTGCTCTCTGATACCGAAGCCGATGAATGAAAAACAGCGACGTTTTGCGGAGGCTTATGCTGCCAATCCTAACGCAACAGAAGCCGCAAAGGCGGCGGGATATTCAGGCAGAACCGCTCGAAGTCAAGGGCAAAGGCTGTTGACAAATGCTGACATTCAGAAATATATCAAGGATCTTCAGGAAGAGAATGCCGCCGAGCGCATCGCAACGATGACCGATGTAAAAATCTTTTGGTCGGACACAATGAACGATAAGGACCTTAAACGCTCGGATCGCTTGAAAGCCTCTGAGCTCCTTGCAAAGTCGGCTGGAGCATTCCTGCATATTGGCAAGAGCACGGATGACGAAGATTTTATTTTGGGTGAACACGACGGCGAGGATGTCGTAATCTATATGCCCAATTTGGATAGTGCGGAGAGCTGCCAGCTCCCACCTGAAACGGAGGTCGAGGAATGAACGAGATAAGCAAAGAAGCGCAACGTCTGGACGGATTCGCAAACGTTCTGAACCGTTACGGCACATCGAATGATCCCAGCGAGCAATACCGTTTTGAACCTGAGCCTGCCGTGTCGGATGAATTTCTCTCGATGTTCTACGAGGAAAACGGGCTTTTTGCAAGAATCATTGACACACCGGCAGAGGAAGCCGTCAGGCGCGGATTTGAGCTTGACGGTATTTCTGACCGAAAAATTAAAGATTTTTGTCAAGAGGAATACGATTATCTTGATGGGGATGGCGTATTCTCTACGGCTATTCGCTGGGCAAGAATATTCGGCGGTGCGCTCGCCGTGATGCTGATTGACGACGGCGGAGGGCTTGAAGATCCGCTCGTGTGGGAGCATATCCGCTCTATTGACGAAATTCGTCTTTATGACCGTTCGCTGATTCAGCCTGATTATAGCAGCGTATTTTCTTACGATGGCAAAGATCCGTTTGAGGCAAGAAAGGACCGTTTCGGAATGCCTGAATATTATTCGGTATTCAGTAAATACGGCACGTTTCGAGTACACGAAAGCCGATGCCTGATCTTCCGTAACGGTCAACTTCCCGAAAAGGCGACAAATATTGCATATCAGTTTTGGGGAATGCCTGAATACGTCAGGATCCGCAAGGCTGTTCAAAATGCCGAGCTCGCGCACGCCTCCGCTCCTAAGCTGCTTGATAGAGCAGTTCAGGCGGTTTTCAAGATGAAGAATCTTGCTGATGCCCTCTCGACCGAAGAGGGGGAGAAAAACGTCCTCGACCGCCTACAAAGCATTGACACAACAAGGGGCTTACTCAATGCCATTGCAATAGATATGGAGGGCGAGGATTATGAATTTAAGCAGATTGAGCTGTCAGGTGCAGGGGATATTATAAAGCAAAGCATATCCTATCTGTCGGCGGTTACGTCAATACCTCGAAAGATATTGATCGGCACAACGATAACGGAAAAGAAAAATACAGATGATACGTCTATGGAGATTTACTATAACTTTGTAGAGCGCATCCAAAGCACGATGATGAAAAGCAATCTCCGTTATTTGCTGGCTATCATCTTTCAGGCTGGGTTATATCAGGGGAAGATCTCCGAGATCCCGCCGCTCGATATAAAATTCCGCTCCCTTTGGTCTATGACTGCATTGGAGGAAGCGCAAAACGATCTGAAACGAGCGCAAACACAACAAAAGAAAGCGGAAGCAGCTAAAACCTATGTAGATATGGGGGCGATTACCCCAGAAGAAGTGCGGCGCAAATTGGCGGATATATATACCTTTGATGCAGAAAACATTTTGAAGAAAAGAAAGCGAGGTCAAAAATGATAGGATTACGATGGGCGAACACCCAACAACTGAAAAAGGATAGAGATGCAGCATTGCAGCTTGTGAAGGCAGACGGGCTCCGTCTTTGCTTTGATATGCAGGAGAGGGATAAAGCGAAAGAAATCTTTTTGCCGATTCTTCAGGTATTCGAGGATGAGCTGTCAAATAGCCCTCTCTCTTTGATTTTCTTATACAAGGAAAGCGAGCAGACCGGTGAATTTGCATACTGTGATGGGCTCTGCTATCCTTTTTGTAACGAAGAAGAAAACAGAGAATTTTCAGCAATTGGCGTCAGCGTAGAGCTTATAAATGGAGATCCTGATTTTCGTGATATGGTAATACTACACGAAATGACGCATCTTTTCTATGGCAAATGCGAACCGGGCTTTTTCGGGCTTATGGATATACTGCTCAGACGGTTCAATGAAGCGACCGGGCGAAGCATCAAAAACGACTATTGCGAAAGGTTGAGCGACACCCTGATAAAAACCGCTCGCGGCGTTCCGGGCGCAACGGAGCTATGACAATGACCTTTGAGAAAATGCAGATAGATCCGTATAACGAGCGCATCCTGAAGCTCTGCCGACGGTACGCAAAATGTTTCGGGACAATGTTAGCCGATAAATGCAGTTTGCTCTTTTGGGGAAACATTGGAACGGGAAAGAGCTGCGCCGCCTTTGCAATAGCAAATCACTTGCTTAAAGACGGATTTACTGTGCAAATTTGCACCCTCTCCGAGTTACTTGAACAGAAGTATCCCGTAGAACCCGCCAAACCTTCAGGAAACGAGGAAACCGCTCCGCTTGACCTTTTTATCATTGACGAAATAAACGGCGTAAACGCGCCTGAAAATACCCTGCACGGCGTTTGCTCGTTTATAGAGGAGCGAAACCGCCTGCGGCTCCCGATGATTTTTATTACCTCGCTGACACTTACAGAGATGCAACGTGCTTCCGATGAGGCGCACCATCGTTTATATAGTGCCATACTGTCAACCGCTTACCCTCTCCAATTTACAGGCAAAAATCGGCACCTTGCCGATCACGTTTTCAAAAATGCGGATAACTGACAATATTTTTTGATATAAACAAAAACGTTTATATTCTCCATTTTATAACTTTGTCCCGTGGAATGTCACGGGGACAGTCACGGGGACAAATTGCGGACAGTCCTACGGAAAGTCTGCGGAAAATCCAGCGTAAACACTAACACTAACATTAACACTAACAGTAACACTAACAGTAACACTAACAGTAACGTAATAAATACGTGTGTTTGACATCAAAAAAGAGAGGGCTTTTCCCTCTCCGTACGTTATCAAATGCAAAAAAGCATTGACCGCTTGGGAGGCTCAAATTTTGCCTTCTGAGCGGTTTTCTTCCGTTTGCGCCCTTTTGCCTTGAAAGCCACTCTTCCGCCCTTCCTGACAGTTTGGCAAGATGTGCGGCGGTGCTGGCGCGTTATGCGCGTATGTTCTCCACAAAAGTGGCTTTTTCAGGTATAATTATTAGGTGATAGTTATTCGTAAATACATAATTATCCCGCAGGGCGAGCTTTGGGAGGTCAGGAGCAAGGAGGCGGCGAGGTGTCCGCGTTGTCGGTCGATTATGTCAGGCTACGACCGCCGATGCAGGAAAGGGATAGACGGGAGCGGTGCGGTCCACGTGTATCAGCTCCACCGGGCAAAATGCCTTCAATGCCGCTCGGTTCATTTATTGCTCCCTGACTTTCTTCAAAAGTACAAGCATTATACCGCTGATGTGATCTCTGCGGCGGTTGAGGATCCGTCGCGGTGTCCTGCGGAAGATTCGACGATCCGACGGTGGCGGAACGCCCGAA